CCCATAGTGATTGTAAAATCACCACCAGTTGCCGTGTCCAAAAAGATCGTCCAAATAGCGTCGGTCCCACCACTGGTAGTTCTGGAGGCGACAATGTACTCAGTGTCAGTGCTGTCGTTTCCGAAATGTACCGACATTCCCACAGGGATAACAAGATTGCAACCTGTGAGAGCAATCACAGTTTCGGCCAGAGGCTCTTCAGAAGTATTAGTTACAGAACTAACACCTGATTGACCACCCCAACCATCCCGCACGTAAAAATCAGCTTGCTTCAGATCAATAGGGGCGAAGCAGGCAAATTGTGTTTTCGCTTTCAGGAAGCGCATTTTCTTTTCTCCTTAAGGAAGTTGTTACTTTTAATGAACCCTTAACAGGTATCCCGCAGCCACGACTAATCGCTCTGGGTTATCTTCAAAAATTCCTAAGACTCGACTACAATCATCACAGAGAAGACCCCGCACCAGAATCTTTCTTTTTCTTGCGGTCATAATCGACACAAAAACACTGCGCGAATTACCAGGATTAGGCATATTACAGATTACACATTTATTGTTTTGTTGTTTTAATAATTTTTCATAATCGTTGATTAAAACACCGTGTTTTAACTTATAACAATACTCTTTTGTTAATTTCATAATTTACTCCGTTAGGTACATACGGTACGTACCCTCAACTGATCCTTGAACCAATTGAGTGTCAGGCCGCACCTGCCCAAAGTTATTACCCCTTATAGGATTATTAGGATCTTGTTGCAATATCAAAGTACCAAGCAAACTATCGTCATCGTCAATGCCCTTACCATATTTGTAAATACAAATATCGGTCATTGCTTCAATTAACATTCCAAGTATTCTTTGCTGCTCATGGAAATCCGCAGAATCCAAGTGAACGGACCAGAGAATATTGATTTCTACATCAAGACGAAAGTAACCTTTACTAATTTCTCTGGTCTGCGGACCATCCAGCCTAAATTCAAGCCACTTTGATTCATTCTTAGTGTCTCGTTCGACACTTTCAATATACATATGGATTGGGTAAGCATCAGCGATAGCTTGGAAGTGTTTCGACACAGAAGCATAGATCCAACGTGGCCAGTTAGCATTGCTCATGGTATGGCGTCCGCGACAACTGTTTGAGTGATTTCAATAGCATTACTTATTTCAAAGAGAGCGACGTCTATAAGTTCTGAACCAGTTGTACCTCGAACTTTCACAAGATAACCTGCGTCATTTTCAAATGTTCTTACGCCTGTGACCAAATAATGCTTATTATCATAGACAATATAATCATCTATTTCAATTTCAAAATCACGGGTATCTTGCCAGTCAATCAAAATAACTCTGTCTTCTGGATCGAAAAATCCGCCAGACACAAAATTCTTGTTCACAGCAATGTAAGACAGATCGTAGACAAAAGATCGATACAACTTAGCGGTGACGAAGACCGCCCGAGGAATACTTTTGTATCTCACTCTGCGTGTCTTCGTTCCCGCTTCAAGGTCTAAAGTAACATTTGTGATTTTGTAAAGCCTGATTGGGAATCCATAGTCTCGTTTGAGCCTATAGAAGGCTTTTCTAACCAGTCGTGTTTCTTTGCGTCTTGGTTGCATCAGCTTATCCTTAGATCAATTTGATCACAAATGCTGCAATAATGGCTGCTGTTAATGTAACCATTGCACTACCAAACCAAACTAGTGTACGGTATGCGCGTTCTAACCGGTCTAAACGAATTATAACACCGGGCTTAGACTCATCAGTTGGATCACCAATAAGTGCTACAAAAATTACATCTAACTTATCTTTCATATCTTTAATAGTCTTACTAAGAGCAGCTAAGTCCATTATTTCTCCTTAACCGAATAGGCACCTTCCATGGTGCCTTGATCGATGTTAAAATCAGGATCCGACGCGGCTGCGAAGCAGAACTGCCCCACGACTCACGTCAAGCACCTTTACACCACAGAGCAGATCGAACGTCACAAGATGACCTTGTTTGGTGCCATCATACGTAATGACAATACGCATGGACAGGTCATTATAAGACGACACTCCAGAAATTGCACCAGTGCCCGCCCTTGGCATAGCCAACGGCCGACTGATCAACGCAAGGGCATTGCGGTCAAACGCAAAGTTATACTGGAATGCAGGGCCATAGTTGACAACATCGTTGTCTTCAAGGGCTGCTTCCAAAGGACGATCAAGCATGATGTAGTAATCACCAGTGCCACTACCGTCATCAACATCAATGATACAGTACTCGCCCGTACGAACAGGATCACTGTCAGAATCAGCGAAACCGACAAGCTGGCCAAGCTGAGGAACAACACCGCTTGCGGTGATATTGATCTGCTTGTCATAACCAATTGGATACGTAGATACACCAGCATGGCCAGCAAGATCAACTTCACCATTGGTGCGGAACCTGACAAAACTGTCATCTGGACAAGCCGCTTCTAGACCACGATCAATCGTGATTTCAGTAGCATTAGCACCAGCAGTGACACGGTACACACCAGGAACCGTAGTAAAGGTAATGTACATACCAGCTAAAATAGCACTGGAATCCGTAGTCATCGTGATGACAGTAGCGCCAGCAGCAAGTGCGCCGTCAACACTATAAGCAGCATTGGTCGTACCAACGGTGCTTCCACCATCAGTCTTGTAACCAGAAGCATTCTGACTCATGAACGTCTGATAACCGAGCTTCTCGCCAAGCGAAGCTTTACGCAAAGCAGTGCCGTCGTCTCCGACTCTTTCAGCGGAGATGAACAGGTCCAACTTCAAAGCTTCAGTTTCAGTCGCCGGAGTAAGAATCAGATTACGACCGTCCAACGGAACCTTCTTGACATTCTGAACCTCACGAAGATCAAGAATGGCATCTTTGATGTCAGAATCAGTGTCGTCAGGATCAATCTCAATCTGATTATCCAAGAACTGGTACACTTGACCCAACAGAATACGGTCAATATGCTCAGCCAAAGACTTAGCAGCAGGCTGCAAGTACGTATCAATGAGGTCGACAAAAGAACGACTCTCTTCGCCGTCACGAATCATGAAGGACGTATGAACGTGCTGATTCAATACAATCGGCACCTTAACAGCAGATGCATTTTGCACATCAACATCATCATTCGTACCCTTACGCTTGGCCTTGAATTCGCCAGGCAGACGCGTATTGACGGTATCACCAAAAGCGGCGATTTCATCTTCGAAATCAGTATGGACCAAGTGTCCAATCACCATATTCTCCTCAAGTCTGACAAGCGTCTCCGCGGCCCAAATTTGGGGATTCCAAGCTCGTTCATCGGTATCAAAATCATTATCAAACGCAACATAACTGAGCGATTTTAGAAACTTCATGGTTTTTCCTTTACAGGGGTTGATTACAAAATCACAACCCGGAATATGTTTCCCGATTTACTTTGACGCAAAAAGTTCCGGTTGTTCTTTGCGTAATTTTCGGTATTGTGCAGGGTCTTTAGCAATTTTAGCAATATCAATTTTACCAGTCTTCGGATTAGTACCACCACTACCACCAAGCCCACCAGTCTTACCACCTTCAAAGAGGTTACCGTGTTGCGGTAACTCTGCCATTCTTTTTACAGCTTCATTGACAGACAAATTAAGCATAATTGGCTTTTCGTCTTTATCCATGTCTTGAAAATCGACTCTTGATTCAAAAATGCCAGTTGGCTTACCGGCTTCGTCTAACTTTTCGGCTAATTTAGTTGCAGGCCGTAAGATTGCCAGAATTTGATCAGCCTGAATTGCTTTATTAGTAGCAGCTGCCTTAGTAATTGCAGCTTCAATAGTCGATTTCGTATATCGTTGTTGCCAAGAATCCCGGTCTGTGACAGCGTCTTCGAGTTCTTGTTTGTGCTTCTTAGAAGCTTTCTCCGAGGTTTGACGATTACGTTCCTCGACTGTCATGTACTGCTTTTGCAAATCATCAATTTGCTTCTCCAACTCACCTTTCTCTTCGCTGCTCAATTTAGCAGTTTTCTTGTGTTCTTGGAGTTGAGTAGCTAATTGCTTTTGTGCCTCCTGGGCTGTTCGCTTATGCTTAGCTGCAAAAGTATTCGCTTCTTCTTGTGTAAAAATCTTTTCTACTTTCTTAGCTTCAGCAGCAGCTTTAGCTTCAGCAGCAGCTTTAGCT